GGCCGAAGACGCATGATGTCCAGACAAACGTTCTTAGCAATGTTGTGAGCGGTACGATTGGCACAGGAATCCATCATGAGAGAGAACGCTTTGGAATAGAGAGCAGCAAACTTGTCTTGGGAAGGATGAGACCAGTCATAAGGATGATTGGCAAGTTTGACAATGTAATCAGTTGTGAATCTCCAGAGAAGTATTCGATGGAATCGTTTCGCATCAGGGTGCAGCAACACTCCCTCCTTCGATACTTTCACGTAAAAATTCTGGAGAAACCTAATCCCAGGGGAAATAAGTTCATCATTCACAACATAAGAAAACATGCGGTCAACATGGTCCTCCTCAGGCATGAGGAGAAAAGTCTGTTCAGCTTTGAGCTTAAGACCAAGTTGACCCATCGCCTCTGCAAGCTTATCCGGATACTTCATGTCAGAAGATAGAAGTTTGACCATATCTACGGGGACACGAATGACACAGTCATCCCCGTAGATAATGTTCCCAACAAACTTCATTATGCGAGGCCAGGATTTGGGGGCTAAACGCATAAAGGACACGAGCAAAGCGTATCTCATCACGATAGTGTCGAACATAGAGGTACACTTATATCCGGAAAGCATCACACCGAGAACCCTATACCAATCTCCAGCGAAGCCTTCAACGGTCTTCACGTTGGTATGGGCCATCTCGTAAGCAAAAAGATCCTCAAAAAGAGATGCGGTCATATCCTCAACTGAATCCCAGTCAAAGAAAAGCATTCTCATCATAGACATCTCAAAAAAATGACGAGGCATGAGAGAATAGTCCAGCGCAGTGATGTCCATAGTAATGTAAGCACAACCACCAGGAGGATCACAAACCGGAAAAACATGACCAACATATCGATGACAGTTCACGTAGGGATGCATCAACCCACGCAAAACTCCAAAGGTAGCGTTGTTGAACTGCGAATGTCCGACAGCACACCAAGAAACTCTCTTAAGTATCTTCATCATGGAGCGAGAGAGCAAATCGGAGATGAGTTCCGCGGTGGTCGACTGGGTAGCAATAAGACGAATCTTATCCCTATCCTCATCCGGGCCCTTGACTTCACCCTTGGCCATAAGAATATGACCAAGAACGGGATG